GGACCGGTTCTACACGGTGACGGACGGGGAGATCCGGGGCAAGAACGGCACGGAGTTCTTTTTCTCTGGTTTGAGGACGCAGGACGTTCACAAGTTGAAGTCCTACGAGGGTGTGGACATCTGCTGGGTGGAAGAGGCCCACGTTGTCTCGAAGAAGTCCTGGGACATCCTGATTCCGACGATTCGTAAGGACGGGTCTGAAATCTGGATCACGTTCAACCCGGAACTGGACACGGACGAGACGTATAGCAGATTTGTGATAAACCCGCCCGAGGAGGCGGTGGTGGTTCACACGACCTATGCGGACAACCCGTGGTTCCCCTCCGTGTTGGAATTGGAGCGATTAGACCTCCAGAAGCGTGATCCGGTCGCCTACGAGAACGTCTGGGAGGGGAAGTGCCGGGCGAGTGTCGAGGGGGCCATCTACGAGAAGGAACTCTCAAACGTCTACCAGGACGGACGATTCAGGCGGGTTCCCTACGATCCGGTTCTGCCGGTGCATACCGTGTGGGATCTGGGCTGGAACGACCTGATGAGCATTATTCTGGTGCAGCGGGGGGTTTCGGAGGTACGAGTCATTGGCTACATCCAGGATCACCATCAAACACTGGCCGATTATGTGGATATGCTGGATCGACTCCCTTATCGTTATGCTTACGACTGGCTCCCCCACGATGGAAAGGCAAAAGACTACAAGAGCGGTAAATCCGCCGAAGAACTCCTCAAGGAGATGCAGCGCAAGGTCAGGATCGTCGAAAACCTCGGCGTCGAGGCGGGAATCAAGGCGGCGAGGCTGATGTTCCCCCGCTGTTACTTCGACGAGAAGGCCGAGAAGCTGCTGTATGCGCTGAAACGCTACAGAAGGACGATCAACCAGACGACCGGCCAGCCCGGTCCTCCGCTCCATGACGACGCCTCACACGGTTCCGACGCTTTCCGCTATTTAGCGGTGGCGGTGGACAAGATGAGTAACGAAGCCCAGATTACAGACCCCTACAAGGGATTCAGGCGGGAACTACACGCTTATGGCTAAGATGAACAAGGCGAAGCGGGACAAACTCGCCAAGATCCGTGCTAACTACAAGAAGGCGGTGGAAGCGGATCAGACGAACCGGCGACAGGCGATGGAGGACATGAAGTTCATCCACGAGCCGGGTGCCCAGTGGGACGAGGCTGTCAGGCGTGAACGCGGAACCCGGCCCTCCTACGAGTTCAACAAGCTCCGGGTGACGGTAAAGCGGGTCGTAAACGATATGCGGGCGAACCGTCCTGCCGGGAAGGTCCGTGCGGTGGAGGACGGCGACAAGAAGACGGCGGATGTCTACGAGGGGCTGTGCCGGAACATCTGGAACAGTTCGGACGGCGATACCGTCATAGATCAGGCTGCGGAGTATCAGGTAGGGGCGGGAATGGGCGCTTGGCGCGTCTCCGTGGACTACGCCAATGAGGATGCCTGGGATCAGGACATTAGGATCGAGGCGATCCGCAATCCATTCTGCCTCTACACTGATCCTTCCGCCGAAGATCCCATGAAGCGGGATGCGCGGTACTGGTTCCTGACGACGCGCATTTCCCACGAAGCCTTCGAGGCGAAATATGGAAAAGCCGAAAAGATCGACTGGGACGGCGGCGAGGAGTTCGAGGACGACGAGGAGTGGGAGGACGACGAAACCGTCCGAATCGTCGAATACTGGTATCGGGAACCCGTCACCAAGACCATCGTACTGCTCTCAGACGGCAGGACTGTTAACGCTGACGAGATTGATGCGTCTCCTGAGCTTTTCGCCGGACTAGAGGTGCTGAAGCAGCGTGAGGTTCAGTCCTACGCGATCAAGAACTGCATCGCCTCGGGTTCGCAGATTCTCGAAGAGGGCGAGTGGGCCGGAAGCCAGTTCCCCTTCGTGCTGATCTACGGCGAGAGCATGATTATCGACGGCAAACACCTCTGGTGGGGTCTGCCGCGATTTGCGAAGGACGCACAGCGGGCCTACAACTACTCCCGTACCTATGCGGTGGAGGCGATTTCCCTCGCCCCGCAGGCGAAATTCTGGGCGACCCCGACGCAGGCGCAGGGGCACACGGACAAGTGGGCGGAAGCGCACAAGCAGAACTTCCCCTACCTGTTGTACAACCCTGATCCCGAGATCGGCGGGGCGCCCGTTCCGATGCCGGGGGCGAATGTCCCTCCGGCGATCATGAACGAGATAGGGATTTCCTCCGATGACATCAAAGGCGTCACTGGGATCTACGATGCTTCGCTGGGCGCAAGATCCAACGAAACCTCGGGTGTGGCGATCCGTTCGCGGCAGCAGCAGGGCGAAATCGCCGTCTTCAACTACGGCGACAACCTTGCGAAAGGGATTCGACGCACTTGGGAAATCCTCGTTGATCTTATACCTCGCATTTACGATACCCAGAGAAGCCTGCGGATTCTTGGTACGGACGGCGGGGAGGATTACGTCGAGATTAACAAGCCGGGGCCGGACGGCGGCGTCCTGAACGACCTCACTCGGGGCAAGTACGACGTAAACGTGACGATTGGCCCCTCCTTCTCCACGCAGAGGCAGGAAGCGTCCGAAATCTACATGGGCATGGCGCAGAACAATCCGCAGATCATGGGGGTTGCGGGGGACTTGGTATTCAAGTCGCTCGACCTGCCGCTGTCGGACGACATCGCGGAACGTCTCAAGACGATGCTGCCGCCGCCCATCCAGCAGATGCTTTCTCAGGGCAAGAGTGTGCCTCCAGAGGCCCAGGCGATCATGGTACAGGCGTCTCAGGCGATGGATCAGGTACAGCAGATGGGCCAGCAGTTGCAGATGCAGCAACAGGAGTTGCAGAACGAGAAGGCGGTACTCGACGGCGACAAGGCCAAGGTGGCTGCGGAAGTGGCGAAATTGCAGGCCGAGGAGAAGGTACTGGCCGCGAAGTACGCCGAGGCGGTCGCAAAGATCGAGAACGCCCAGTTGCGGGCCGACGCGGATCGTGGCGAGAAGGATGGGGAGTCCGAGAAGGTTGCCCTGTCCGCGCAGTTGTCCGAGGCGCTGGTGCAGATCCAGCAGCAGGCGGCGGACTTCATGACGCAGGCCGCTCAGGTGATGGCGGAGATCCAGTCGAAGGCGCAGCCGCAGATGATTATGGCGCAGCCGAGGGCGAAGGTATTCCGCGCACAGCGGGACGAAGCCGGAAACCTCGTCGGCGGCGTGATCGAAGATGTTGCCTAAGTGGTGGAAAATCTATTACGACTCGGGAGCGACTTTTACCGAGTCTGATGGAACGCCCTATGACGCCCCGCGTCAGGGGTTACAGTGCGTCGTGCAGGAAAAGGACGGCGACTACGAGATTATCCACGGGCGCGACCACTTCTACTGGGAGCCGAAGATCGGCGGGTGGTACTCATCCGACCTGTTCGGGGCGATGGATCACCTGTTGCGGTCTGAGCGCCAGTGCTTGCTGTTTGGCCGGATCATGGAGGACGAAGCGTACCGGCTCCTGATGAAGCGAGTACGGGAGGAAGTCGGTGAGCGGGTTCATTGCTACGCCCGCGAACGCAACCGCCAGGAAGGCCGGTAAGTGAGTACCAAAAGCCCTACCTGGGTTGCCGCCCACTACGCGATAGGCGACGACGCCGCGAGTGTCACTTGGGGCACGGAAGACACCTCGGCCAACGTCCAGAATACGACCAACTTCCGGCTGCGGGTGCGTGTTGCGGAGACGAACGCCGCCAACACCGCGAACGTCGGGTCGTGGGTACTCCAGTACATCGTCAACGGCGGGACGCCTGCGACGGTCGGGGCCGCTACGGCGGTCAAGTACGTCGATTCCACGCACGTCACGGACGGCACGACGAACTTCTCGGGATTCCTGACGGACATCCCCGGTACGGCGTATGACCAGACGTGGAACGAGCAGGACGAGAACAACTCGGTCACGTCGCAAACGTGGTCGGATACCGAGTGTGAGTACGAGTATTCGCTGAACCTGAACAGCGTTGCGGTCGGTAACACGATTACCTTCCGAATGCTGTCGCCGTCCACCTCGACGGCGGTGACGTTCGACAACGTACCGACCCTCACGGTCATTGCGTTCAATACGAACCGCAATCCGGCGCAGGCCACCGGGACGTTCGCAGGATCAGCGCCGATCCGGGTTCAGACGGAGAACCAGTGGCGTGCCCCGGCAACGGGGGCAGGAACCTTCACCGGGGCGATCCCCGGAATATGGGCACCTGTACGCGGCAACCTGCTGCTGTTCGGGCTGAACCTCGAAGCGGCGAATTCCAACGTCACCCGCACTCCCGATCAGGGTACGGGGGTGTTTGCGGGGGCCGCTCCCCCTCTCGCCCAGACGTGGAGCGCAGCACCGGGTACGGGGGCGGGAGTGTTCGCTGGGGCGGCTCCGACCGCCGCCACTACCGCCCACCA